TGGCATACTGGCCGGCATATCACGCTGAGGACGGTCAACACCTGGTAACGCGTTGTAGCGTAGAACGCTCATGTTCTTGCGGTTAGCCTGGTTCCATTCTTCCTCATAACCTTCAATGGACTCTGCTGGCGCTACCCATGGCGCTTTTGGTGCAAGAGCAACACGCTCTGTTGCTGCTGTCATCCAGTAGTTGTGCATACGCTGCGCATCCTTACCAAAGCGGATAAGGCCACGGTAGTAAGTCTTATCGCCTAGCACCATTTCCTTACCAAGTACCGGTGCCACTGGAATGGTTGAGCCAGGCCAATCAACTGGACCTTCCAATACATCATATGCTGTGACCTTCATCCATTTAACCTTGTACGTTTTGACGCGTCTTTCACGCGTGACTGTCGTGCCAAGTTCGCGCAACTCATCAAGCACATCCTTTACTTCATCTTCCCAAACGGTGCGGCCATCACTCAGCAATAACAGCTTACGGGTGACTGGTTCACGGTAGAAGTATTCAGATACACGCACACCTTCTTCATTGGTCCACCAGCTGTACTCGCCACGCTCTGCATCACTGAGATCACCAACGGCCTTACCAGGGTACCGCTTCTTAAACTCGGCCTTGCTCATACGCTCACTGATAAAGCACCAGTTTGCATCACTGTAGTCTGGCTCTGTTGCGTCCGGGTCCATCAGCACAGCAAAGCGGTTATGAATGCTCTTAATGCACAAATCCAGGTCAAAGGCATCGTCAGTGCTGTACTTGGTCAACACTCGCAACCAGCCAAAGCCACCTTCAACTGCGTGCTGGAATGCGTTGTCATAGTGCGCTTCTGCGTTACTCGTATACTCAATGTTGCGGATCAGGCTTTCATATACTTCTGCCAGGCTGTAATCAGAAGTGCCGGCCACATTAGGAACCTTGCTTGTGTCCTTGGTGGCGTTAGCCTCAACCGGGTGAACCTGGATAGCCGGGCGGTTCTGTCGCTGATCACCCAATACCTGGTCAACATATTGCGGCAACTTGTTGAGCGTTAAGCATGGGCGGCCTTCATCCTCACGTTCCTTGCGCACAGACTCAGGCCATTGCTGGCCGGCCAGGAAGGTAATATCTTCCTGTGCTGCATCAAAGTTATGCTTCCAACAAGTAACGGCGTGTGCCGCTCTCTCTCGTATTTCCTGAAGCATTGCCTCTTGGCTGTCGTCATCCCTGGTCTTAATTGGTTCGTTACCTGGTAGCATGGCTTTCTCCTGTTACGCGCCCATCCAGCCACCGGTACCCATCGGCATTGGCTTGGCTGGCTTCTTCGGTTCTTTGTCTTTCCAATGCAAGCCCATCTGCTGAATTGCATCGGTGTAGTTTGTTGCCCACTTGGGCCCTGTCTGATCTTTGAAGGTTTCGTTGTCGTGATCCCACTCGCGGCGCAATGCCTTGAGGCCATCCCAACCTTTCTCACACCTGGCGTTATCAATCCAGATACGCGGGAACAGCATCTTCAAAGCGTTGATACTGTCACGCTTACTCTTACAACGCTCAACCAGCGTGAACTTGATACCCATGGTCTTGGCTACCTCAATGCGGATACGCTTGGTCATCAAGTCGCGCACTGCCAGATCATGTGGCCCTAAATGCTCGGCGTATCTAATGCCGTACTTGTCGGAAAAGTCATGTAGCCAGTTGATATAGTGCTCCATGCCTTCGTTGTTATTGCCATAGCAGGCTATCATGCGTAGCTCTTTGCGGTGCGGCTGCATAAGCCACAAAACCATATCGTCATTGATACCAAGATCCCAAAACGTGTAAACCGGCAATGACTTCTCAACCGGAATGGCACAATAGCGGCCTTCTTCAATAAGTAGCTCAACCTCTTTCTTGTACACAACGCCTTCAGCCAGTGCTTCATCAGGGTTTTGCTGGTACTGCGAACTGAACATATACGCGTCTGCTTTCTCCATGGCGAGTAATACCTCTGTTGGTTCTTTGTCTGGCCAGTAGCTGGTGCGCTTTCCGGTGAACTTGGTGTCATGGATACACGCCTCGCGCATATCTGCCGGCAACGAATCCAGGTATTCCCTATCAATGAGCGCCGGGACCTTATACACAAGGTAATCATCAGGCGCCTTGTCACTTAACAGGAAGTCGGTACTGTCGCCTTTACCGATACGCTGCTGAACCATAATGATAGGCACACCATCATGTGCCAAACGTGAGCGCACGACTCGGTTCAGCTGCTTGTTGCCCTTATCCATCACCTTTGCACTGTTCTGGTCTTTAGGTGGCATCGGGTCATCAAGGATAAGCGCCCCGGTAAAACCTTCTTGCATGAAGCCTGCCCGGCGCCCTGTTACCTGGCCGTTGATACTGGTACCAAACATGCGGTGCATATTGTCGTTCTGGTCATGGTACTTCCAGTCACTCTTACCTTTGGTGTCCTTGCTCTGCTTCATCGGCCACAATGATTGAAATTCCTCGCTGTCGATGATCTCTTTTACCCTGGCGCTGTTTTCAGTTACCAGGTCATCGGAATAGCTAAGCGGTAGCCACCTGGTTGAGCGACCTTCCTTGATACACTGGATGATGCACCACACAGGCCAGTGTATTGACCATATCTCTGTCTTGGTTGAGCCTGGCGCTACATTCACAATACCGCGCTTAATTTTCCCCTGGTAAACCTGCTCGGCAAGTTGGCACTGGTAAGTGTGGTGCCAGTTCTTCCTGAAGTATTGGCCTTGCAGTAGCTGGAACCAGATACGCATAAAAGCCTCAAAAGAGGCTTCACTCATCACCTTAACAGCTATCTTCTCAGCGTCCGTCATATCCTCCCACTTCAGTAAGCGGATAGGCTGGCCGTTCGGTAGGTGCTCAAGATCACTCATAGGCGTTCAAGTACCTTGTTGATAGCTTCAGCAATGTCAGGCGACTTAACATCAGCCTGGATCTGCAATGGCTTACCATCCTTGCCGGTCACTTCATGCTTGCTTGGCGCGTTCCACCCTTCCAGGTCTGCAATCTGCTTAATGGCGCTATGCGGATCATGAAGCTCAAGCTTTGGCCCAAACTTGGTGGCGGTCACTGACTTGATTGCTGCTGCTGCTTCTGGCGTGAGCTCATCACTATTCTTGATTCGCCATACCGTTTGCTTTACCGGATTGCCATCTTCATCTTCACCAACAACTTGGTCAGCAAACTCTGCAATATCAGTCATTGTGACGCGTGCTGCACGCGTGAGCCTTTCGAGCGCCTCCTGTCGTGTCATTACTGCATCACTGGCGGCTGCATTCATCAGTGACTCATAAAACACTTTTACCTTAGGATTACCAAGGATCTCACTCACACTTGCATCAGCTGTCTCTGGTTTCTTGGCTTTTCCACCAGCTGCGTAATAAGCCTCACGCTGGCTCATCTTCCCTGTAGCCAGGTTGATAACAGTCTTACGCTGAAGCGGTGTCAGCTTACTGCCAAGTTCAAGCTGCTCTTCTGTCAGCGTTATACTCATACCTTCTCCTTATGCCGGCAAGTTAAGCTCTGCCCACATCAAGTACCATTCAACATTTGCAGGGTTTACTGTGCCTTGGTTAATAACGTGAACCATGTACACAGTGTTTGGCTCAAGAATGCGAACAAAGCCTTCTTGGTTGAATTGGCCTATTACCGCCTGGCCTTGACCGCTTGCCCCTGGCATATATACAGAAGGGATGCCTTGACCATCTGCTGTAGTAGTTGGCGCTTCATAAACCTTCACGGTGGTATTGATAGGGCTGTTGCCGTTTCTCTTGCCAACTGTAAGCGGTGTGCCGTTAGCTGATACCGTTGGCGCTTTGAATGCCTGGTATTCAAGCTCATCACCATTACTTGTAACAGTCCTTGAGTAAACAACAACGCGCTTATTGCCTGTAACAAACAACCACTTTGCCTCTCCACCAGCATTGGCAACTGATTGCTTACTTGACACCTCAAAGACAATACCGTTTTCGATTCTCTCTTGAACGTCATCAATACTGGTGTTGTCGATGTTGGAGTTATTCATGGCCTAATCCTTCTTGTTCGGATATTCCTCATCGTCTTTTGCTGTGCTAAATGGCGCTTGGCCGTTTTCTGGCTTCCGGTAAATACGATGTTGAAACCACTTTTCCATAATGAATATTGCCCGGCCTCCCATGTGGCCGCTAATCCCGGTTAATGCTGCTGTCATGTAGAAGCTCATACCCATCTCTGCGCACAAGTACGCGGTAATGAGTCCAGCAAAGCCGCTTATGGCCCACTCGCCAACAAGCTCAACCAGTGAAAATGGCGTCTTGGTTTTTCTGACTCGGTTAATGTAAGACACGGTGCCACCCCATATCGCTAGGAATATGAACCACAGGTACCCAAGGCCAGCATCAACCAGCATCTTGATAATGTTTGAACCGCCTTGACCGTCAGGCATACGCTACCGCCCCCATATTCCAGTTAGTTTTGACCTGGGCCGCCACCTTTCTGATCTCATTTACCAGGTTGATAGCCTGGTCAACGGTTTCAATCACAGTGATAGCCCCCTTAAACCCTCCATGGAACTTCACTTGCGCCGGTGTCAGCTTGCGCTTGCTCGGAACTTTGTCCCCGTCCTTTACTTCTACCAATACGGTAATGCCACCATAGCCACCAACCAGATCGGTCATGCCATCATGGGCGCTGCTTGTGATCTCCACACTAACACCCATACCCCTCATAACTTCAACTAGCTCCTGCTGGTTCGCGTCAGTCTTTGCTGCTCTGCGTGCCATTTATTGTTCCCTTGCCTTACCCTTCAGCTTTTCGTATGTGCGCAAGCCTCCCATACCAAGCATGGCGAGGATGAGCTCGAAAAGGTTATCTGTTGGGATTGTTGGCACCGTTGCTACAGCGCCGGTGGTGGATATGATGAATGTTGCTACCGGGTACCCGACAAACTGCCAGAATACGCCTATACCGCAAGTCCATCCAATGAATGGGCGCCATCCTGCTACGAATAAAGACTTGTGCGCCGCTTCCTGCTTATTGATTTCTGCCTGGGCCTTATTGAGCTCAACCATTGCATTGAGCTCTGCCAGTTCGCCATTCTGTTGCAACTCAATAAGCTTGAGTTTTGCTTTTTCGGCTGCTTCCTTATCCGGTATCAGCTTATCAATGATACTTGTCACTGGACCTATCAATAAATCAAGCATTGATAACCTCCATGTGCGGATAGTCCCAACCATGGAAAGAGCGGCCTTTGTTTCCAAACGTGCCGCCCCATCGTAGTGAAATTGTGATCTTGCCTTGCGCTTTTAATCGCTCAGCTGTCGAAAGGATTGTTGCGGCCACCATTGCCAGGTGAACCTTATCATAACTTGCCGAACCATTAAGGTAGGCGTAGAAGTCCAGCGCATTGCCAGACTGGTGATTGCTCAGCTTGTTGTAACCATCGGCCTTGCTCTTGTTATCCAGGAATAGCGAGTGCTGCTCTTCCGCACTCCTTAAACCGCCATACTCAGGGATACCAAAGTCGATAGGTGATACAGCTAAAGCTTCGTGAAACACCAAAACAAGCTCAGGATGAACGCCGGCCATCCTGCTCTTGCTTCTTTCACTAAATTTGAACGCCATAGAACACCC